CAGACGGCGATCGACGGTTCGATGAATTCGTCTCTCGCTCTGACACTGGCGGGTGTTACTGACGGTGGCGTACCCCGCGTCTACCGCACACCCCCGATGCAGAAAACCGCCGATGCGACGGCCATTCAGGCGAACGTCCGCGCTCGCCTAAAGACCGACGTGGGCGCGGCTTCGATCACGTTCAAGGTCGCCGACTTTGTCGTCCGCAAGGTCGACCCGACGTTCGCCCCCTAACCAACCATCAACAACGGAGAGAAGACTATGGAAACTGCGAATATCATGCTGGCCCTTGGCGGCGATCCAGGCAACACCATTCCGAAATTCGGCGTCACGGCGTCCGAAATTGCCGTGCTTCAGGCGATCCACGGCAACGAAGCCGTCACCGACATCCTCCCGACGGGCAAGATCGAGCGCAAATCGCGCGAAGAGCTCGGCCGCCTGCATCGTCTGTACGGCAAGTCCCGCGCTGAAAACAGCCCGCACACATTCGTCGAGATCCTGTTCCCCGGCGCCGCTGCCCGCGTGTTCACGACGCTGGAAGAGCTCGAGATCGATGAGAGCTTCTACAAGGCCGAGAAACGCGCCAAGCCGACCAAGGCGGAAGTGGCCGCAGTTGAGCAGGAAAAGCCGCTGACGAAGGCCGAAATCAAGGAACGCAAGGCCGCTCTCGCTGCTGCCAAAGCCGCAGCCGCAGGGGAACCTGCGCCCGAGCCGGAAGCGGCTGAACCCGACGCTGAAGACATCGCAGACGAACATACCGAAGACGCCGACAAGCCTCTCTTCGCCAACTAAGGAAACGCTATGGCCCGCGGTACGACGCTCATTCGACTTCTCGATAAACTGCGGGCCGCAGCGCGTCTTTCCAAGCTGCCCGCGCACAACGTTCAGGTGCGCGACAGCCATGTCGACTTGCTGCAAACCATCCAAGAACGGCTTTGGGACGATTTCGATTGGCCCCATCTGCGTGTCGAGCGACAGATACCGGTTCAAGCCGGCGAGCGCTATTACGACACTCCCGCCGACATGCACATTGACAATATCGAGAAGATCGAGATTTTCTATGGCGCTCGGTGGCTCGAGCTAAAGCCAGGTATCGGCGGCCCCGAGCTCTCGACGTACAACAGCGACCTCGATCAACGTTCCTGGCCGGTCCGCAAGTGGCAGATCCACGAAGGCGAAGACGTCGAAATCTGGCCAATCGCTGATCAGAACGCCGACGACGCGACCCGCGAGGGCTACATCAAATTCACCGGTATCCGCGACCTGAAGCCTCTCGTCGCAGATAACGATCGCGCCGACCTCGACGACAATATGCTGGTGCTGTACGCAGCCGGCGAAATTCTGGCTGCCAGCGGCGCGAAAGACGCGAAGTTGAAGCTGGACCAGGCCAACGCGATATACCGGCGCCTGCGCTCGGGGCTCACGCCCAAGGTCAAGACGAAGCTGTTCGGCATCGGCGAGACGCCCCGGCCTAGCCGGATGTTCGTCACAAACTATAAGCCCGCAGGCTCGTAATGGGGCAGATTTGGGTTAAGGAATTTACGGGCGGTCTGGACAGTCGGCGCATGCCGGAAACGACCGCTGGCGGCATCCTCATCAAAGCGACAGACGGCCACATTACGCGGGGCGGCGAGTTTGAAAAGCGCGCAGCCTTTGTGCCGCAATACGCGCTTCTGGCTGGCACCGTCAGCATGGCCTACACCCGGACGGGCATTGTCGTTTTCGGCCATCTGGCCGCACCTGGCGGGCTGCCACTCGGCATCGCCTATCAGCGTTTGCAGCATCCGACCCCGGCAACTGCATTGCTTCGCGTCGCATCGTTCGATCTCTACGCCGGTAAAATCTATGCTGTTGGCCTGTTCGCTGACGGCACGATCCACCATTTCTACGACGGCGTTCGCGTCACTGACTGGTTCGATGGCCGCGCCCGAGCATCGTTCCAGGTCACAGGGGGCGGCGTCTTTCCTGCCGTCTCGGCGACGGGAACGGTCACAATAACCGGCGGCACGTCCGGCGCGGGAAACGCCGTAACGGCCGTCACCGTCAATGGCGTCGCGATCACCAATGCGTCGGTGCTGCATACTGGCGACAACGCCACGACAGCGACCGCGCTGGCAAACAACATCAATTCCTTCGTTTCGACGCCGGACTATACCGCTGTTGCGGTTGGAAATTCCGTCACCATTACGGCCGTCACCGCAGGCACCGGCCCGAACGGCTTCGTCGTCGCGACGGCGCTTACCGGCGACGTAACCACAACCACGGCGAATATGGCTGGCGGCGTCGCAGCGATCACGTCGCAATTGAACAACCTGACGATCAATGGCGTCGCCGTCATCGGCGCAGGCGTCAATTGGGCGACCAGCAACGACGCGACAGCATCGGCCATAGCAGCGGCGATCACGGCCTATGCGTCGTCGCCGGAGTATACGGCATTGGCCGTCGGCAACCAGGTCGTCATTCAGGCCTCGACGACTGGCACCGGCCCGAACGGCTTCGTGGTTACACCGACCGTTTCGGGCGGCTTGGCTCTCACGCCGTCATCGACGACGATGCAGGGCGGATCAGCTACGACCGGAACCTTCGTTCCAGGCCTGTTCGTGCGGACCATTGGTTCGAAAATGTACTCGACGTCCGGCCCGAACCTGCACTTCTCCGGTATCCAACAGCCGACCAAATGGACGACTGCCACGACCGGCGCCGGTTTCATCGACATGTCGACCGAAGCTTCGGGCTCCGAAGAGCTTACGGCAGTGGCCAAATACCAGAATTTCATCGCCGTGTTCTCCGAAGAGAACATTCAGGTTTGGTATGTCGACCCGAACCCGACGCTCAACAAAGCGTCGCAGCTGCTCAACAACACCGGCACCGGCAGCGCCAAGTCGGTTACGCAGTTCGGCGACGACGATCTCTTCTACTACAACACCAGTGGCCTACGGTCCCTGCGGGCTCGCGATGCGTCCAATTCTGCATCGACGACCGATATCGGCTCGCCCGTCGACACTCTTATTAACGAGGCCGTCGCCACGCTGACGGACGACGAGCGCGACAACATCATCGGCATAATCGAGCCGCGCGAAGGCCGGTTCTGGCTCGCCGTCAAGGACAAGATATTCGTCTTCTCTTACTTCAGCGGAGCAAATGTCAGCGCATGGTCGATGTACCTTCCCGGCTTCAACATCGAGGATATGGTCGTTTACAAGCGGCGGGTTTATTTGCGCTCTGGAAATACGATCTATGTCTATGGCGGGCTCGAGGCAGCGCTGGCCTACGACAGCACAGTGGCCATTGCGCAGCTGCCCTACCTGGACGGCGACAAGCCGACCATGAAGAAGCATTTCACCGGCTACGACGCAGCGGCGCGGGGGCTTTGGGAAGTGTCGATCGGGATGGACCCGAATAACGAAGATGCGATCGACGTTCTCGGCACCATTTTCCAAACAACTTTCGACGCGGAAACGCTGCCGGCGCAGGGCGCGCATACGCACTTCAGCCTCTTGTTCAAGTCGCAAGGCAACGGCTACGCGAAACTCGGCTCTGCCGTGATGCTCTATGACGGCGACGATGACGACGATTGATCCCGCCTCATTTGCTGATGTCCGCGTCGTTGCGAACCGTATGCGCCAGGCTGACATCGAAGAGTTTTCCGCCGTGAACCACGTCGACGGCGAAGACCTGGCCGAGCTCATGATCGAGCGCTACGGCGACCGCGGCGACGTTCTCTGCGCGAAGCACCCGATGCTCGGCCCGATCGCGATCGGCGCGACGATAGAAGGTAGGCCAAACGTCATTACGCTCATGTTCTTCGCAACAGCCGACTTTCCACTCGTCGCGCTGGCCCTGACCCGTTTCATCACGAAGCAGTTGTTTCCGCGCTACAAGGAAGCCGGCATCCACCGGATCGAGTGCATGTCGATCGAAGGCCACACCGCAGCGCAGCGCTGGATCGAAATTCTCGGTCTGAAGCGCGAAGCGACGATCCGGGGCTTCGGCAAGAACGGCGAAACCTACCATCAATACGCATGGGTGTCCGACGATGTTGGCTAGATTGGCCCGCGCATCCGACATGGATGACATTCTGCGCATGGGCCGCGCCTACGCCGCGGAAGTGGCGGAAACGCTGCCCCACGTCGTTTTCGACGAGCAAATCATGCGCGAAACCGTGCAGAATTATCTGGATACGGCCAATCCAACGATTTTCGTCGCCGACCGTAACGGGCAAGCGGTCGGAATATTGATCGCGACAGCCACGACCTTTCATTTTATGTCTGGTGTATGTTGCGTGAAT